CCGTGACCTGCGTCGAGATTGATACTACAAAGTTTTTAGAAGAGGTAATAAAAGAGAATGAGGCTAAACAATGAGCCTGAATGGAACTTTCCTTTAGACTGGATGAACATAGGTGATAGTTTCTTTATACCAACATTGAAGCCATCATCTATGATATATTCAATTGACAGTGGAGCTAAACGCGCGGGGATTAAGGTCAAGATATATGAAACTGTTAAAGATGACTACCTAGGCGTTAGAGTTTGGAGAGTACGTTAATCGCCAGAAGCTAGACCTAGCTCAACCATATTAGCTATTGTTCTCTTATACATTAAGATTTGGTCTTTTATTGGGTCTAGTCTAAGTTTTCTTTCTTTTGCAGTCAATCCAGGCATTTTACGTATAGTCTTAGCTTGCTCATTTAACTCATCTAAATCAGCTTTTAAAGTGTTGTAGTCCTTAATAACAATTGGACCTGCTGGGAACTGAGATAATATTTCAGAATATTTTATTGGGTTAGTTTCTTTAAATAAGTTTATTTTTCTATTTAACTCATCCACTTTTCTAACTGCATCAGCATACTCTCTTTGTTCTATATTTGAATATTTACTTATAAAACTATCGAAAAACACAGTGTCTCGTTTAGGATCAAACTGCTTATCACCTTTTAAAGTCAATCCTAAACCATATAAATCATGAGCTACTCTACCCACTGCATCACCATAGTTGTTAGCAAAGAATGCAATAACGTTAGGAGACCAATCTATCGCTCCGTTTGACATCTCAGCTAAACCTATTGAGATGTCTTTATATAATTCTGCTACATTATCACTACCACCGTATGCACTACCATATTTTCTAGTTTGTAATGGGTTATAAATATTTTGACCAAATGCATTCATATTCATAGTGTATTCAAATATAGGTTTTGCTACACTAGGCATAGCAGTATCAAGAGCCCACTGAAATGGATGTTCTATAGGAGACATTCTTGAGAATGGTAGTGGCATGAAAGAATCAAGAGTAATGTTAGATATGTTAGCTATCATCTCTGACATACTATATTTATCTGCGCCACCATATGCCGCAAGCTGTGCTCCTATAGCTGCAAAGCCTCCAGGTCCAAAGCCCCAAGGTAATTGTAGTACATCACCCTTTTCAAATCCTGGTATCCAGCTTATATCAAATCTAGCAAATCGAGTCCAACGTGCTGGATCATCTTCTCTTGTTTTATTATCATCATCGTCACCTAACATAGCTGCCATATGCCAAACAGCGTAACCCATACCTACACCAGCAGCCGCCATACCATACGCAGCTTTTCTTCGCTTATCAAAATTTCTACTCCAGTTTTCTAATGCTTCTGGGTTACCTTTTATTATGTCAGGTAAGTTACTTTCAGCTACATCTTTTCTTTGTAATGCAGCATCCATAGATTCAAAGGCTCTTACAATACCTACAGCACTTGGTCTAAAGAACATAAACCACGCACCCATGAAATCACCATATATACCTCTTTCTTCAAAGTTTGATAGTCGTTTTGCATATACTACTGATCTTTCTATTGCTGCTCTTTCAATGTCAGCTGGTATTTGTTTACCTGTTCTACCTGGAGCATTCTGCGTTAGATAGTTTTCTTTATGAGTCTGATATGCAGCTGCACGGGTAGTAAGTTCAAAAGTGCTCATCCATACATCAAAGAAATCTTTTACGGTTTGTTTATTTTTAGCTATTCCTTTCTGACTTCTTGCATAATTTTCTTGAAGTCTTTCATATGCAGTCTCGATAGACAAGGCTTGAGAATATGAAATCATACCTCCGTTTTGTAAATACTCATACATACTTTCTGGTAGAGTTTGTCCTTTTGCTTTTTCTGACGCTACATATGCTTCTAGTTCTTTTATTCTACCTTTGGTATACATGTTCATTACTTTAGCAACTCTTATAAACCCACCATTGGTAATAGTCTTAGCTATTCTTTGTAAGTAACCTCCCATATCTTTTATGCCTAGATCAGCACTAATATAAAATATGTTTGTTATAGCATCTCGAACAAAGTTTAAGGTTGCAAAAGGAGGATTGAATCTAGTATGTAATTGACCTAAGAATCCTGTCATTCTATTCATGAAAGCTACAAATTGAGGATTATCTGCATAAGAACCTCTAATTGCTTCTACTAATTTTTCATCTTTTATTTCTATTACTGCAATACTACCGTCGTCTAGGAAATGTAAGACAGTATTTTTCTTTTCTATGTCTTTTTGTAACCCCTCATCATTTGTATATCGTTGTTCGTAAGAATATATATTTAAAACCTTTCCATCTATAGCTTTACCTCTTTTTTGTTTACCTGTTATAGGGTCTGTATATTCTACAGTTTGAGTAACTGCATTATAGATAGATTGTGTATAATTAATTCTTCCAGCTCTTGCAGCGGCTCTAGACGCATCTACCACTACCTGAACTATTGGATCTGAAGTTTCTCCTTCATTACCTTCAAACGAACTTTCTAATTTTTTTAATTCTCTTGATAGCCTACCACCTGTAGGATTATAAAAGCTTTCAGAAGTTGAATCATAATCCCAATTATTGCTTTTTTTAAATGGTATATAGTTCTTCCATCCATAGAATTGAATTATATTAAGTGCTTGAGGACTAGCGTAGTTTGCTTCTTGGTTTAGTCTCAAAGTCTCTTTATTAATTACATCCATAGACTCTCTAAATTTATTTATTACATTATATAGTTCAGGATCACGGTTCTTTAAAATTTCAAACTTTTGTCTTTCGGCATTAGCATCTTCATGTGACATTTCAGAAACGTTGTACCTAGAATTAGTTATATCTGCTGGACCTCCTTTTTTATTGGAGAAATAACTTACCCCTGCTACACTATCAATAGATAATTTACCTGAAAATCTAGTATTGGGATTAGCTAATCTTCTAAGCATATTTTTATATTTTTCTAAATCAGCTATTTTTTGTTTGCTATCCTTCCATACTTTAGTAGTGATAACATTCATTATCTCCGCCCGTAGCTCAGAAGGACTTGTTGTAGTATTACCTTTTTTTATTATTTTTTCATTACTTAGAGGTACATCTAGTAGATATTTTACTTCTCTTCGTTCGCCTTCGTGTAAACCAGTAAATATTGTTTTTAGTATACCTTTTGCATCTTCTTCTGATAGACCTCGTTGTTCTTGTAGTTTTAAATATTCTCCTAATGAATTAGAATAGTTATCCATAGAAGGTTGAAGTTGTTTCATGTAAAAATCAGATAAACCAAATGCTCTAGTTAGTTGGTCAAACACATTGTTAAACCCTTCTACACCAGCTAACAGTAAACCAGACCTTTCTAGTTTGTCTTGTAACTTTTTAATATCAATTGATCTATTTGCAAAATTTCTTATAGCATTAGTTAAACCTTCATCGCCGTTCTTAAAGAATCTTGAGAATGAATTTTTTAACCTATTACCTGAACTTCTTGTTTGTTCTTTATATAATTTAATATTATCATTTTGAATTTCATCTAAAGTTTTTCTAGGGCGTTGCTTACTTTTTATACGAACTATTTCTGATACAAGTTTTATATTGTCGTCGCTCATCGAAGACTTTTTATCTTCATTAATACTAGGGTGTATTGAGTTTTCAGGATACATTGCTTTTAATAATGCACGCATACCTGGAGGTAGTGGCTTTCTAGACTTGTTTGTGTAGTTTCTAAACCTTTGTTTTTTCTTCCACACCTCCATCCTTTCTGGTTCAAATTTTACATTAGGAGCCATACCTGCATTGAATAGTCTTTCTGATACTCTAAAAGTGTCTTTTAATAAAGTATTATCTATATTTCCTAACCCTAATAATTCTGATACCCATTCAGTAAAAGTGTCAAACATTGATTTAAATATATTTGATTCTTCTGGTAAACGGTACCCTTGAGACTCAATACTAGGTATTTCTGTTAAGAATTTTTGAAAACGTGGATTTGAAAATGCCTCTGCTATAAATTCAAAAGGATCAGAAAGCCCATATAGATCATATTCAATTTTTCCGTCTTTATCTGTTGTGTATTCACCTCTATTAAATGCTTCTCGTCTTGCTGATTCAAGCATTCTACTTAACGCCACCTGCTCTGAGTCAGTCATGATATTTATCATACCATCTACTGTAGCCGCATGAGTGAGTTCATGGACTAATACTTTTAGAGTCCGGTAAGTAGACTGACCATTTGATTTTCTTAAAACAATTCGTTGATCGTATTTTGCTCCTGGTACATCATACTTAACAGGTACACTTACAACTTTACCAAAAATTTTTACTATCTCATTGTATGTTTTTCCAGAAGGAGTATAGAATCCAGCAGAGTTGCTTTTATCTTCTTTGGTTACTCTTCTAAATTTACTAAATATATTAATATATTCTTTTTCTGGTAGAACAACTGTTGATAGCGCCTTCATACCTGGAACTGATTTTAGTTTATTTAATATAGACCCTAAAGTTCCATATGCACCAATGTTATTGTTAATTCTTTGTACTTCTTGTGTATCACCGCTTGCCTTAGCTTCTTCTAATTGAGCCATTAATAAATCTATTACAGAACTTATATAATTTTCTAATTCTTTTATAAGTCCAACAGTATCATTTTCATTCTTTCTTATTAAATACTGAACATCATTTTCTGAACCGTCAGAGAAGGCATCCTCAATAGTTTTTACTACATCTTGTTCATCACCTCTGCTTTCAAATGCTTCGTTTATAGCTACGTTGAATGGATTAACTGCCGCTGGTATTTCATTTATAATATCTATAGCTGAATCTATATCTGAGTCTATGCTCATCTCATCTATGGCTTTGTTTATAGCTGCTTGGTCAAGCTTAATATTTTCTTCTTGTATTTTATTTTTTGCAGTTTTTTTAAGTTTGTCTTTTATCTTTTTAAGTTCTTGTTTGTCTTTTGCTTGATTTACTGCTTCGGCTAACAAGGTTTGTTCTAAATCATCTATTTCAGTTACTAGGTCTCTAGCTTCTTGAAGCAAGTCTTTATTGTCTTGTTGATTAGCAAGTTTATCAGTATAGTCACCACCTCTTTTAAACATAGACTTATACTGACCAATGTCATTTTTTATATCAGCTATTGAGTTATATCTACTATCTCTTGAAATATAATCAGCTACTATAGCGGAGTTAATAAATTCATCTCTAATCTTTTTACGACGTGCTTTATCTTTTTTATCTACGTTCTGACCAGAACCAAACGTTGATGGAGTAGATTGAGAATCTGCTGCTTCCTCAAAGATATAATCTCCTATAGCTCTTCTTATAACTTGATCCATACTTGTTGCTCCTACGAAAGGAGCATCTACACCTTCTACACTTCCTGTTTTCAAGAATGTAGGTATAGTTCTTAATTTTAGTGATTTAAGTTTGTTTACAAAGTCAGGATAATCTTTTATTCTACTTGCATATGCATCAAACTTCGCTGCTCTTTTAGCTCTTGTCTTTATCTCTAGAGCAGGTGTAGATGCTTGACCTTGATTAGCTGCTTTCTTTGTATATTCATTAGCTATTTTTTCAAAATTCTTTTTGTCACTATTTAACACATCAAACTGTGCTTTAGTTAGTTTCTTTCTTAAAACAGCTTCTACTGATTCAGGAGCTACTGTCTCGCCAAAAGCTAGAGGATTAGAAGTTTTGTTAAGGTTTCGCCCTTTATCTCTAAGTAAAAAGTCTGTTACAGTTGATACATCAGTATTAGGAAGAGTAGATTTTTGTCTAACTGTATATGCAATTGTCTGTCCACCAACTGATTCTTCATGATTAATATAGTAGTCATCTAAGTTATTATTAGTTACAAACTCTGATATGCTAGTAAGATTAGATGAGGCGTATAAAGGTAGAGCATTTTCTTGGTCAGTAGGATTAGATTCTGTATCTACTACTGTTTGGTCAAATAACTCATTAGAATCTCTTTTGTTCTTTAGATAGGTATCAGCTGCTCTTCTGCCTTCTGTTTTAAGTATGTGATTATATATTGCTTCTGATTCTGCTAGACCGTCTGGAGTTATACTGTATGGCTCTGCTTTTGAAAAGTCTAAGCTTTTGTTTAATACTATTTGTTCTTCTAAATATCTTTTTAGTCTTTGCTTAAATAATCCAGTTTCTCTTTCATTCCTAAGTGATTGAGTAGTAACTTCACCAAGATCTAACCGTTGTTGTATAGGGTCTTTTTCAAGCTCTTCTAAAGCCATCTTAGAATCTATAGGTCTATCTGTAAATAGAGGCATCTGTTGAGTAATAGGATTACCATCTTTATCAGTACCTATTACTACGTCTTGTGTGCCTGTTTGGATTCTTTCAAATCCTTCTCTTGCAGGTCCTAGTGCAGAGAGTAAAGCTCCCGTTCCTCTAATAACTGGGCTAACATCACCTGCAGGGCTATCCATTGGTCCTCCGACAACTTCTCCAAGTCTTTGGGTATCGGGTAACTGTTCTCCGGATATAGTAGGCTCTGATTCAGGTATTGAAACGCCTCTTCTATCTGCGTCTTGCTGAGATTGCTCAGGTTGTCCAGCTGCTCGTAGTAATTCATCTTGTTTCTCCTTAGTTGACTTTTCTATCTCTTGTATCGAAGGTAGTTTAAAGTCATCCTGTTGTAACTCAGGTTCAGGCGGTATTACTATATCCGCATTATCTAAGTCTATGTTATCAATGTCGGACTGCGCTAAATCAGCGTTTTCTCTTGCTTTGGCATTGTCTTCGCGACGCTTAACTTCTGCCTTTTCATATTCCCACCCTTTCCTACTTGATGGTTGGTCAGGAGGAGTTGGTTCTGGACCTTTTGGTTTTGGATCGCTGCTTACTTCAGGGTCTGAACTATCGTTAGATGACGTTGTAACTGTTGATCTTATACCCCCTATAGTAGCAGGAACAATAGGCATTGCAAAGCCTGCAGCTGCAGCGTTAATATATTCTTCTAATGCGGCTCTATCATCTAATGGTAAGTCAGCACCATATCTTTCTAAAGCAGTCTGTACTGCTTCGACTGGAGCTTCTTTTATACCTGTGATACCTATGTTTTTAGCTATATTTAAAAGTAGACTTTGTGTAGGTTTCGCTAATTTATCTAATGAACCAAGACCAATTTTTATTCCTATGTAATCAGCTAATGCATGAGCAGTACTTAAAGCAGCTAACTTACTTGTGCTTAGTTCTTTTATTTTTTCAAGTTGTAATTCAGGGTCTTCTATATCTTTGATAGCTTCGTCTACAGCTCTACCTGTAACTTCACCAGCACCAAACTTACCTGCCATACCTGTTAAAGCTACTTTACTACCAGCTTTTTTGTAGATGTCTTTGATAGCCTGTTTACCTACTTCAGACTGTAGTATATCGCCTACTTCTTTTCTAAGCTCATCTTTTGTTAAGTCTTTAGCTTTGTCTATAAGACCTTTTTTAACTAACTCTTTACCGACAAACCCAGTCAATGCTCCGCTAACTGTACCTGCACCTGGTGCGACTGCACTACCTATCATAGAACCTGCAATTGAAGTTACCAAAGCTTCACCAATCATACCTACACCTTGACCAGCTACAAACGGAACAAACTCAGTCAATACAGAAACTAATCCTTTATCTAATGCCTTGGTAAACTCATCTGTTTCTTTTACACCTCTAGCGCCTATCTTACGTTCAGACTCATCCATATCAGCAAGACCACTTTTTATTAAGTCATCACTGCCTGTAGCTTTACCTGCTAATACTTTTGCGCCACCTAAGATACCACCATATTGATCTTTATATTGACCTATACCACGAAGAAAGTCACTGCCTTCTCCTTCTTTTAGTATTTTGGGTTGGTCAGATTGTTGACCGAATAAGCCTTGATTTGAAGCGTCTTGCCTAGCTTGTTCTACGCGTTGACGTAGTTGGTCAGAATCCTGCGATATATTATCTGGTATATTATTTATTTGTATACCATCTCTAGTAATAACTGAGTAAGGCATTTAGAAGTCCGTTGAATAAACAGGTTGACCGCCTGCTGTTGTACCAGGGTTTACAGGCTGTCCACTTTGAGTTCTAGGAGATCGAGCAGATCTACCTAAAACGGCTTCTCTTGCTTCTTGCATCATAACTCCTATTCTTTCATTAACCCTTGCCAGTGCTTTCTGTTTTTCTGGACCATCTTTCATACGTTCATAATTTTCTCGTTCGGTATATAACTTACCTATACCCATTTCTTTTGCATATTGTAATATTTGAGCTTCAGATTTAATATTGTACCCGTAAGCAGTAGCAGATATCTCTTTACCTCTGAGTTCAACATCAGCTGCAAATTGAGTTTTAGCATTTTCAAGCTTCCTTCTCTCTTTTTCAAGCTGAACTTGATAATTTCTGTTTTCAGCTGCTTCCATACTATCAAAACCTTTAGTAGCAATAGCGACATCTTCGGCACGCTTGGCTCTTTGTATTTCACTATCAAGTGCAAATATTTTTTGATCTAAACTATCTATAGTATTTAACTCATCAGCATATGATTGCAATCCTTCTACGCCACCCTTAGCTATGTTTTGTAAAGCGAACGGAGAGTCTCCAGCAGCCATAGATAAACCTGCCCTTGCAAGAGCCATGTAAGGAGCGTCTTCACGTCTTCGTTCTGCTTTACTTTCTAACTCTGCTAATCTAGTTTCTAGTTTAGGAGTAACTGTGTCTTCTCCTATAAATTCTTTAAATGCCGCTGCTCTTTCTTTACCATAAGCTTTAGGGTCATCATAGGTTAAACCAGTCGTGTCAAACTCTGGTGGGTTAAACCTTAGTCTGTCATCTGTAGTCTCTACGCCTGTATCAGGTGCTGTCGGTTGGTCTACTGCAGCTTGTTCCGTTGTTGAACCATCATCAGAGTCACCATTCATTAAACTATAAGCCCCTAGACCTGCGCCAGCTAAAGAAGTTTTAGGGTATTTTCTAAATATACTAGGTCCATATTTCGCTACATCATTTGTCACCTGTCCTTTTAGTCCCGTTGTTGCTAACGATGTGCCTGTAGAACCTGGCATTTTAGAGCTAAAAGTTCTACCAAGTAATCTATTAAGATATCCTAAACCTGCTCTACCTACTCCCATTAGACCACCTAAAACATAACCTTCTGATCCATCTTCATATACTGGGTTTTCACCTTTTTTAATAGCCTTATCTCTAATTTCTTTTTCATCTACTTCACCGCCTTCTTCAAAAGCTATGATACCGCCACCAGCATAGTTCTGACCTACATTACCTGCAGGTAAAGCACCAACACCTGAGCTAGCCATCATTTCTGGAGTTATTTCTGGTTGTGGTTGAGGAGCACCCATACCTGTTTGAGGAGGTGCAGGTTGATTTTGGGCGACCATGTTACCAATACCCATAGGCATATTTTCAGTTACAAGTTGTTCAGCAATAGACGCAGGTTGTTCTTGCATTGCTTGAAACTTTTCTTCACTATCTTTACGTCGTTGTAACTCACTTAATGCTAAAAAGCTAGGTACTTCTCCTGTTGGGTTTTGTACATAATTTATAATAGCCTCTTTAGGCATTCCTTTTAGTCTGTCTTGTATCTGAATAATATTCATATTTAACCCTTACCTAATATGTTATATAGTCCTAGACCAGCTAGACCTAAACCGCCGATCTGAGATGCAAGGCTTGGAGCTGGAGCATATTGTACTTGAGTTGAACCTAAAGCTCCCGCATTACCACGAAGAATATTTGATTGATATTCGAGTAGATTGCGTTGATAATTTTGTTCTTCTTGGAACTGTTGATAAGCTAAGTTAAGTTGTTCTTGTTCTAATGCTTGTTTTTCACCAGCTGTTGCAGCTTGTGCTTTTAATCTTTCTAAGTTAGCCATCTGCTCTGTAGCACTTAATGCGCCTGTTGCCTTACCTGTTTCAAGACCCGTTTGTAATCCCGCCAAACCAATATCTTTACCAATCCCAGCTTGAAACTGTTCTCCTTGTTGACCTAGTTCAGCTGCTTGTAATCCCGATTGTATATTAGTTTGTTGCGCTTGCAACTGCCTTGCTTGATCAGCTTGGAACGCTTGTTGAGCTTGTTGGAAAGCTTTTGATCCACCTTCAGCTTGTATTTTATTTAGTAAATCTTGAGTTGCACGATCTTGTTCAGTTTGCATTAATGCTTGTCTAGCACCACCAAAAGTACCTCTTCCAATAGCGCCCATAGAAGCGCCTGCTCTTTGAATATTTGCTTGTCTTAATGCTTCTTGTTTTTGTACATCAACAACAGCTTGTGTATAAGGGTCCATATATTGTTGAGCTGCACCAGTATCAAAAGTGCCTGTAGTCGCTGTACCTGGAGTGTATTGTGTTGGGTCATAATTAAAAGCTTGATTTAAGCCTGTAGCACCAGCATACCCTGCCTGACTACCGACTGTACCTAAAGTACCTGCAGCAGTTTGAAAGCCTTCAGGCGTGGTCATTCCTAAAGCTTCTTGTTGGACTTGCTGTTGCTCAGGAGTAAATTCGGCTAGTCTTTCATCTTCATAGGGTACAAATTTTTTCATTCCGATAACTTTACCACTACTATCGGTTTTATATACTTGTTTACCAGACTGTTTTAATAGTTCTTGATAAAAAGGTTTTGCGTATTCAGGTAAGTTAGTAGAATATGACGTAGACTGCTGACTGCCACCGCCGCCGCCTTTACCTCCACCCCAAAAGGTACAGTATTCAACTGCAAAGGTTAATAATTTCCATAAATTAAACATAGTTACTCCACTGGTAATTCATAAAATACAAACTTTTGTTCATATCCATCTTTTTTAAACACCTTTTCCCAACCTGGTCTGCCATATGATTCTATTATATTACATTCATTGTCACGAGCAAACTGCTGTAAAACTTCAAGCATAGGTTTTTTCCATTTAGGCAGTTGTTTACCACCTGTAAAATGCATTATTAGTGCCCTTGTTTGTGGATACTGAGAAATTTCTGTAACCACTGCACCATAAATGTTTTCAAAATCTTCAAAAGCTATCCATAATTGTTGAAGATGTCCTTTTCTTAATAGCTCTTGTTTTATATCTTCTTCGGTAAATCTGCCATATGTAAAATCAGCAGCACCTTTCATATACTCTTTAATACTCGGCCATACAGCTTCAATATGTTCTGTAGGTATCCATGTTACTTGCATTTACTGTAGAACCTTTCTTCCCACTTTTTATGTTTGAAGTAGGCGCTAATTATATAAGGTGTAAATAATGATATCCATCTACACATCCAATTAAAAAACTTCCAAGGTTGTGATAGGGGTCTCATAATATCTAAAAACAATATGGCTCTAGGTTTATCTGTATTGTTTATAGCCATATGGTCAAAGGTATCATCAAATAAAACCAACTCACCTTCTTTCCAGTGATAGGGCTCTTGCTCTACCAACAATGTACATTCATTGTTACCCGGAACCACTGCACCTAAATGCATTCTTAATATACCAGACCAGGGTCCTTTATGAGGGTTTAAATAACTTTTTGGTCCTAGTACTGAAATATAAGCAGATTGTATGTCTTTGTATTTACTTAATATTTCTGTTATTTTTGGTGCAAACCTTTCATTACGTTTGAACCTAATTCCCATAGCTTTGAAGAAAAACATTCTCCAGCCATCATCCTTTGGGATATATGCTTGGTTTGGTGAGACATCTTGAAACACGACCAAGTTATCATAGCTTTTCAATATATCCTTTATTTCTTTTTGGACCTCTTCAAAGTTATCCTTGAGCTCTTTAGCTACTGGAAACACAAAGGGATCAAAAAACTTTTTATCACCTAAAAGCGAATACTTATGAAACGCTTTTCTAAACACTCGTTCACCAAGTAATTTTTTAACTTGCATTAAGCAGGCATAAACCTTCCTGGATTAATTTCCTTACCTTGTTTTTTAGTTCCTGTTCGAGCCATACGAATTTTATCCATCATTTCGTATAAACGCTTAGCCCCTGCATCAGATGAACCATTACCTAAATGGCTAACTACATCTGCCGGCACTACAAATTCACCATCTGATAAACGAGCTTCTTGTTCACCTTCAATTGTAGCTTCTATTTCATCAGACATACCATCGCCTACTTCACCGCCTGTTTCTAGGTAACCACCAGCTTGTAAAGATTCTAAGCCAAGAGGAGCATATACTGGTTCTTGATTTCCTGTAATTAAATTCAAAGCAGTACCTATTGCTTTAGGCCCTCCACTAACTTTAACTCCTAGACTATTACCTAGTCCAGCAGGCATGCCCATATTTCTAGTGTCATTACCTAAACCACCAGGAGCTACCCCAGGCACACCACCTCCGCCCCCTTGCCGAGTATTATTACCTAGTCCACCAGGAGCTACATTTGCAATACCTCCACCCATATAACCTTTTACTCTACCGCCTTTAGCTAAAGGTTCTAAACCTAAAGTTTGAGGTTTAGTAGGAGGGTTCATTTGTTGTTGAGCGAACCCAGAAGCTAATGCTGAAATTGCTCCGGGATTTAAACCCTTACTATCCTCTTCTTGTCCACTTGGAGCTAAATTTGGGTCCATACCACTTTGTTGGTTTTTTTCAGCAGTGGTTTTGCCATCATCTAATATATATTTAAATTGTTCTAGAAACTCAACATCAGTTATATCACCATCTGGACGAGCTACAAAGTTACCACCTACATCAACAATACCTTTTACTGGGATTCTTCTTATACTCGACCCTTTCCCAAAACTATAATTAGGGACTACCCCATATTCTGCTAGTGTAGCAAGTTGGTCAGGAGTGTATTCAGCTCTCTTAAATGCGTTTGTACCCATATTTAAAGGCATACCACCTGTATAGGGTTTAGTAATAGGAGTATCATTTAAGGGTTCTTGTTCCCCTGTATTTAAATTTAGGGTCGTCCCACCTTCCGCATATTTTTGTACACGTCCGCCTTGTGCTAGTAATCTTAAGCTTGTATCACGATTTAGATAGTCGTCAATTCCTGTATCCATACTTAAGTCTAATCTAGCATTAGGGTCATATTTATCTCTGCTATCACTTAATTTAATAGGTTCAGGATCAAATGCACCTGCTCCGCCAGCGACGCCTAGCCCTGTAATACCTAATTTACCTAGTCCCATTGCAGTGTTTCCATCACCTAATCTATCTACACCGGCCATAAAACTTGTATCTTGTGGTACTGGAGTTGATGATAGGGTTGATAGAGGAGATAAATCTATACCACGTGTACTAGTGATACCTGGCGCTCCTACATTTAAAAATTCATTTCCTGCTGATGATCCTAAAGTACCAGCAGTTTGGTTTCCTAAATTAACACCAAATCCAGATGAAGGCACACCTTGTCCTATTATATTTGACGTATTTATTGAACCTAAATCACCTGGTATCCCTACATTTTGAGCACTTTGTAATAAGTTTTTTCCAGTAGCATCTGTTGCTGCTCTTAAAGCATCAGCATTTAACTGAGCGGTTGGTACTGTTGGCGCATTAGGAAGAACTCCAGGAGCAAAAGCAGATTTAAGACTTCCTCCACTCAATCCACCAAGTCCACCAGTAACAGCACCACCTAAAACATCTTGACCTGATAACGCAGCAATGCCTGCACCTGTAGCTGCACCTGTGGCAATAGCGCTACCCGTAGCACCTAAAGCACCGCCAAACATACTGGCAGGGGCAAAATAACCCGCGGCTATTGGAGCTATTGCTCCTAAAACTCTACCTATACCCATAATAAGTTCCTATAATATAAGTTGTATAATACCATTAAATATGTTACATATAAAGCTTTAATCCCTACTTACATAGACTATTGAGCCTATTGCAGAAGGCGTTGCAGGTGATACATAGGGCGTTGTAGTCGCTGGTTCATTTAATAAATAAATTCCATCTGTTACACCTGATTCATAAGCTTGGTCTGTTGCCCAATATAATGCAAAATTTTGTCCAGCTTCAACACTAAATACTATTGAAGAATATGCTAATAATAAACTTGGGTCACCTGTTGATTTTCTTGCAGGTAATGTAAACACAACTGATGAACGAGGTACATCACTTCCATTTACTTGTAACCATACTTTAGCATCATGTAGTGCGTTTGCTGTATTAGAAAGTTGTAGACCATAGTCAATCTTATATACACCTGTATACTGTGCAGTCGCTGTGCTATTAGCGTTTAGAGTAAACCCAGAACCTTCTTCTAATGTATCCCATAAAACTTTAGTAGGGGTATTATTTGCCGTAGCATACTGGTCATCATTATGAGATGCCGCAATGTGAGGGTTACTTAAATTAGCTCCACCGTTAGCATTTAAAAGGTTTTGGCTTAATGTATCTACTTGGTTAAAATAAAGTCGTAACTGGTTTCTAAACTGATCTTCGTTACTATTATTATATTCTCTATCAGATATAACTAAGTTAGGAGCCTTTGTGGTTCTAACGATAGCCATTAGCTTCTCTTACCATCTAGTCTAGCATCTACTCTTGGCATACCTAATTGCCACTGTGTTCCTACAGTGTTAGAAGCTATTTTAAAATTCATTTGTCTACCACGAGCTCTAATAAATACTTGGTTAGTATATTCATCAACAGTTGCAGTTGCAGTAACTATGTCTTTAGCATTACTTGTACCCTCTACGCTTGCTGTAGCAGGAGTAGCTCCTGGAAAGTTTCTAACCCCAACAGTCATGGTAACTTCAGGTACAATAGGCTCACCCGTTTGTGAATCAGTTGTATCAGATGAAATAAAGGAGACATCAGGTATTACCTTTTTCAATAACATAAATTTATCGCCATCTTCTATATCAATATCTGATGATTCTATGTATGCATTTAGTGGTTGAGGTGCAGCTCCGTTTGGTTGTCCATTATCATTTCCGTTTTCATGTAGATATAAATACCCATCATATGCAGCGGTAGGATAATCAACTACAGTAGCGTCTACCCATGCGGTTCTTTCTAATGAACCATAGTACCAAATTTGTTCTTGGTGATTATAGATAACATAGCTATCAATCTCATTAGACTGCGCAGAACAATAGAACCATATAACTTCATTAAATTCGTTATTACTTCCTGCAAAGAATAAATCAGATTGTTCAGAATTAATATTACTAAATACATGTCGTTTTAATGTACAAGGTAAAGTATCAACTCGACCTGAGTATTGGAAGAACTTATCATTACCCATCCAATAAACAATGTTGTTTGCTTCAGCAACAGACTTAGGGCCCATAATATTAATATTAGATGAAATTTCTTGTAGACCAAATACTTCTTGTGTACCTAAAAACTGAATAGAAGTTAAAGAAAAGTCAGTCCAAACTAGTGTTTCCTGTCTAGTACGGAAGGCTGTAATAATTTCAGACCCTGTTTTAAGTCTTAAGAACCCCGCAGTATTAGTAACAGTAGGTTGCCAATTCTCTGGCTCAGGCCCTATATCTGTATCAACATTAGCCCACCTAATTAATAGAGGATCAAACTCACCTACATAAGTTGGGGTATTAGAAGCATCATATGCAGTGCATCCAAAAGCAAACAAATGTCCTGTAGGGGCAAACAATACTTTAGTAACTTGTTCTGGTACAGCAACTGCACCTGATATATCTTTTAAGTAAACAGCTCTGTTACTCAAAGCACTGCTATATTCCCAATAAAATATGTCCCCATTTAAGTAGTTAAATATTAAATCATTATTAAATTTGTCTTGGAAATATAGTCTAGGTCTAATAAATATAGGCTGATTAGAACCTGAACCCCATGTAAGTCTAGACCAAACATCTGTACCCCAACCATATCCTTCTGTAGCTCTAGCAGCGCCTGTATTAATTTCAAACTCTACATCAATAGAAGACCCACCACCCGTAGCATCTGAAGTAGCAGCTGATGCAACTGTAATAGCCACTTGGCTATCATCAACACGAGTAACAATATGGTCACCATTTATTTCAGCAGCTAATACACCCCCTACATCGGTAGCACCACTAATATATACCTCATCTCCAGTTAGTGCACCATGCCCAACAATGTTTATTAGTACAGTAGTGCTACCATTTAATGTTTCTATACAGTCGTCTGTTGTAGGAGTAGTAAAAGAAGCTCTAATAGGAGTTACATCATGTAACGTTGTACCTGCAGCTATATAAAACTTAGTGTTAGTACCTACGCCATATAATAAAGCCCCAGTGTTAGTACTATAAGAATATAAGCTTCTAGCCGACCCATCATATTGGTCAAAAGTTTGTACTATCCAACCACCTATTTTTTCAGGAAAACCTTGTCTAAATCTAATTTTATCGCAAGAATACCAACCGCCTTCACTAGAATAGTTAGTTACGTCTTTGTTAATCCCTGGTTTAAATGTTAATTTTGTTAGTGCCATATTAAGCCCCTGACATAAACATCGCATGCTCCGCGAGTCGACGTCTTACTAATCCTTGTAGTATTCTACCACCTGCCCTTCTATACATTAAAAGAACTTCTCCAGCACGCGTTTTATCACCACGGAGAAATGCCGACCGAATTGTCGATCTTTGAAATGTCCCCAAACCAAGATTAAAGCTAAAGCTGACAAGAGCATCAAACTCAGACTGTGTTGGTTGCAGAGAACCCAGCAGACGAAGTACGCCACGCTCGAAGCGTTGTAAGTCGTATTTAAGTAGTCCATCTACTTCCTCTTTTGTCCATACTCTGTTGTCTTCTGGTTTTAATTTATATTCTTTTCTATCTGCTAAATTCATCACTAGTTGCCTAGGATATAATGCATGCCCACAACCTATTGTCCACACATTTCCGCTACACATGTATGGCCTATACCGGACCCCCTCGAAATACTTGATGAGGTCTATACCTGTTGCTGATGTTTTCATTACCTACGTTTATCCCAGTGCCTTGATCCAAACCAAAATCCTATAATAGAGGCAAAAATTGCCATTTCATCGTCAGAAAAAATAATAGCTATGGCTGTAACAAAATCTACGCCAGACTTCATAGCCCAAATTAATCCTACGATGTCGATAAATAATACAATAAATACAAAAATATAGGTGATAACGGGACGAACACTAGCACGCAAATTAATAACCCAAGGAGATGCTCCTTCCGAAAGATTTTTATCATGCTTATACAACGCCATTCTTTCTTCGGCATAAGTTTGCATTTCAACTTGGTCTGTTCTAAACTCTTCAACACGTTCTTGTGACGCAAAGCCTTTTTCGGCAAGAGCGAGAGCTCGCTCCATATCCAATCTAGCCATTTCCAGTTCATGTTTCTGATCACCTTTTTGTTTAAAAAAGTCTAGTATGCTTGGTAACCCTGATGTAGCAAATCCTAAAATACCTGATAATATACTTAACATATTGTTCCTTATTTAGTTACTATAGCAAAAGCATACTCAGTTACAAGTATTGCAAACGCTACACCTAATGCTACACTCAAATACCAAATAAAATCTTTCATATTATGATGCTGTCCCAAAATAATAGCCTTCTGGTTGGTCGGTTGTTATCGTTGAAGGGAAAGTTCTACCTTGTCCATATATTAACCGTACTGCTCCACCAGCACCAGCACCTGATGATGAGCTATCATTACCACCTCCACCGCCACCATATGAATTACCAAACCCACCGTTCCATGCTTTTCCTGAACCAGTACCTGCACCTGTAGCAATAAACCCAGCACCCACTTCATTAGCAGGAGCTCCAACTGTGGTCCAACTAGTATCGAGAGCATTTCTAACGTTACGATATTGATTAACTGATATTCCTGTAGCAACTGTATTACCTGTTGAATCGTGAGTGCCTCCGCGCCATCCTCCAATACCATCAGCAAATGAACCTACAGAAACTGAAGATGCAGTCACAGATGTGCTTATAGTATAAGTTCCTACTCCGCCAGTACCTGTACCTAATGCAGTGATATAGGTTCCTAAAGGAATTGCTCCGCCTGAACCCGCAACGGTTCTATTAGCACTGTTATCATAATCTGTAGCAACTGAGTCATCAAATATATAGCTTCCTACTTTTAAGTTGCCTACAGAAGTTACAGAAGTTACAGTCATAGTTGTACCAGAAAAATTAGCTACTACAATATTACTAGAGCCTCCCATACCGCCCCCTCTGTATGAGGCTGGAGGATTTGCTCCTGACCTTCCTTCTCCGTATATACCTACGCCGCCACCGCCTCCGCCTCGGTCGCCAGAACCAGAACCATTACCACCGGCACCACCTGAATTACTGCCTCCATTACCATCATATCCAGCAGCACCACCACCGCTACCAGCAGTAGAAGCATCAGTACTTCTTCTATCGGCGCCATATCCTCCACCATCTCCGATATAAACACCGCCCATACAGGTTCTTGATGGAGAATAATCTCCTCCATAATTTACATTGTTATCTCCAGAATCGCCGCCACCACCCCTTACTAGTGTGGTTCCTTTCCAAACATAAGATGCATAATACGTTGCTGTAATAGTAGTGCCGTCGGTTATAGATGACAATGCCGTAATTTTAACTGTACCTGTACCAGGGTCTGCTACCGAATTACCATCAGCAGTGGCTGAAAAAGTTGTTCCAGGATTGCTATTAGCCGCGCCAAACTGAGTAAAATCAGTAGTTCCTGTAGTCTCAATAGTATACTGAAGGTCATCATTCGGTGCTTTTTGTATACGAGAAACAGGGTAAATTAATTTAACTCTAAAAGCCCTTGCTGAAACAGCGCTAATAACTTCAAATTCACCACAACACGGTTTATATGTACATTCTATTACTACAGTATCTCCAACTTGAAAGGTATGGTCTGAATTTGTTGTAAACCATGCTTCTGTATATCCTGATATTTGACGAATAGTAATATTAGTGAGAGTTCCGGTTAGTCTAACTGGAGCTGTGTCTGAAATAATAAACTGACTTCCCGTAGCATCGTTAGCTGGATAAGTAAAATACTCCCTATTTCCACCGTAACCAACGTAAACATAGTATGTAGTACCGGGAGTTACACTTATATTATTTTTATAGCCAAGACCGCCGCCACCTCCACCAGGTCCGCCTCCACCACTACCGGCACCATAACCTCCACCACCTACACAAACAGTAGATATGCTTGTTACCTCATCTGGGCATACCCATGTATGTAGACCTGGACTTGTAAAAGCTTGTTGTCCATAATAGGTATAAAACCGATTATAAAAATCAGAAAATGCTATAGCTCCTGAAGCTTTATCTCCAAGACTTCTTACATTAGCATCATTCATGCTAATCTGTGCCGTAGCTGTATAATCTAACTCAACATTAGCCTGACTTAACGACACTTGTCCTGATGCGGGCATTGTCATAATTATTTACCTTTTAATTGTTCTATTTCAGCTTTTAGTTCTTTTATTGCTGCAAATGCAAGTGATACTAATTTTGGATAGTCAACTGCTAATGAGCCATCTTCTCTTTCTCTTACCGCTTCTGGAAGCACTGCTTTAACATCTTGTGCAATAACACCTATATCATGTTTTTGAACAAAGTAGCCGTCTTCACCGCCGTGGTCTTTAATGTAGTCAGCAGTCCAATCAAAGGTTTTACCGCCAATATGGTTTACTTTATCAAGAGCATTATCTATATCTTTTACATTTTCTTTAAACTTAATATCAGATGAGTAATATGCAGTAATATTATTAGTAGCTCTAATTTCACCTGTAGTACCCGATGCTGCTGTACCGACACCGAATGAGTCAAATTGAACACCAGATGCAGTCCCTAAACCTAGACTTGTTCTTGCAGTGGCTCCTGATTCAACTACCCAATTAGTACCATCCCCTACAATAAAGTTACTATCAGTTAAAGCTAGTCCTGATATATCGTCTAAACCGGCATTCCATGCTTGTACTTGAGAGCCTATAGAAACCCCTAAACTTGCTCTAGCAGTAGCTCCTGATTCAGCTACCCAATTAGCACCATCACCTACAATAAAATTACCATCAGTTACTGTTAATCCAGATATATCATCTAAACCAGCATCATATGCTTGAACATCAACGCCTACTTCAACACCTAAATTCTGTGTAGCTCCCAAAGCTGTTGAAGCTCCTGTACCCCCTGAAGTTATAGGAGCAGGTCCAGTGAGATTTATACCAGTAATAGCATCAATAACATTAGTTCCATCTACAAATACTAAAAAAGCTTCTCCACTAGGTATATCTACCCCAGTACCAGCAGCAGTTTTGACTGTTACTGTATCAGCTAGATTATTATTGATAATGTATAACTTTTCAATTGTAGGTACTGTTAAGGTTCTTGCCCCTCCAGAAGTACCTGTTAAATTTAATCTTAGGTTACGTGCAGCTTGAGAACTATTAGTGTTTGTTAGCGTTAAAGTTACATTTGACCCAGTAAATGAAACGTCAGCTGACCCAGTAATTGCTTCTTCTACTGCTGTGCCTAAGTTAATATTGGTAGTAGCTCCCCAAACACCTGACTGTTCACCCGTGCCGATAAGCTCAAATTTTAAATCTGAATATGTACTTGCCATAATAAATCCTTATTTTTTCATTATTTTATCTTGTTTTGCCCGACATTGGAATGCTTGTAACATAGATACCTATGTGTCTTTTTTCGTCCCATTGTTCGCCACAATCAGAACATGTACCAGACTCATATTCATGAGTATCTACAGCCATACCACAGTTAGAACATTCAAGGCCTACTTCATAAGCACATTCAACTGTTCCGTCTTCTTTTTTAGTTGCTTCAACTTTTATCATGCTGCTATCTCCGTCCATTCTGTTGTTTGTTCATCATTTACATCTGTCCATCCTGCTGATTGAGACTCTGTTATATTAGTCCAACTAGCTGTCTGTGTATCTGTTATATCTGTCCAATTAGGTGTTTGAGCATCGTTTATATTACCCCAATTAGCTGTTTGGTTATCATTAATATCACTATATACAAGCACATTAACAGGCGGTACAAATGTAGTTCCATTAGCACTAACTCCGTTTACAAGAACTCCAGATTCAGCAATAACTATTACATTACCAATCTGTGTAAATCCAGTAACCTTTGTTACAGGTATATAGTTATCTGATTCTGCTATCGCTATACCTAACTGAGTAGTTCCAGTGTTTCCAATAACATTAACTACAGCTTTAGATATGGTTACTACGGTGCCTGTTTGACCTGTAGCTTCAACACCGTTTGTTAATACTACTGCTTTAGCAACTACTACTTCTTCACCTAACTGAGTAGTACCCACATTACCGGTTACATTTACTACTGCTTTAGCATCAACTACTACAGAGCCTGTCTCGCCTGTAGCTTCATTACCTGTTACATTTACTACTGCTTTAGCATCAACTATTTCTTCGCCAAGTTGAGTTGTGCCTTCATTACCTGTTACATTAACTACCGCTTTAGATACAGTTGTTACAGTACCTGTTTGACCCGTTGCTTCATTGCCGGTTACATTAACTACAGCTTTAGATACTGTTGTTACACTGCCTGTTTGCCCTGTAGCTTCATTACCGGTTACATTAACAATCGCTTTAGCATCAACTACTTCTTCGCCAAGCTGGGTAGAACCTTGAACGCCTATAGCATTAACAACAGCTTTAGCATCAAAAGTAACAGTACCTGTTTGACCTGTAGCTTCAACCCCAGTAACCGATACGGCAACGCTTACGCCTTCAGTTATGGCTAAACTGGAAAAGGGGACATCACTTAACGGCCCAAAGCCAAACATCTACGTTCTCCTATTCAGTTGGTTTTGTTGGCCAGATTACATTATCTGGAAACCCTTCTTGTTGCGGTATATCTAGTAACGCCTGTCTATAATCTAACCATGTTTGTTTTTGTTCTGCGGTAAATGATTCCCATCTCATAGGATTCATTGTATCAATCATATTTTTTATTTCTAAGTCTCTACTTCTTCTGACTAGTTTTGCTTTGGTTGGGTCTGTCCAAGTTTCACCATTCCAAATCCAACCTATTTGGCCAATATCATTAGCTAAAACTTCTTCATTATTTTTAGGGATATAATCTTCAACAGAGTCTACTATTACTCTATTAAGAACTATTTTTGTGTCTTTGTCTAAAATACAAATAATCATTTTTTTATCCTGCTAAATATTCAATAATAAAGATACATCCATCACCGCCCGCACCGCCTGTTGCACCTGCTGTGTTATCAACGGCTGACGAACCACCACCACCTGAACCATATAATCCAGCATCGCCATTTGCAGTACCAGCAGCAACAACAGTAGCACCAATGCCACCACCACTAATTTTACTATTACCGCCATCTCCACCTTGTGTTAATTCAGTAACAGCATATCCATCAAACCCAGAACCGCCTGGACTTGGTATATCACCACCTGATGCAGTTCCACCCCCTCTTCCAGAAAATTCAGCAACGCCGGCACCACTTCCACCTTCTCCGCCTGTTCCACCATTTCCAGTTAAGGTAGTTGTATATGTTCCATTAGCAGTAAATGTTGTTGTGCCACCATCTCCACCATTACTGGCAATAGCACCACCTGTTCCACCTGCGCCTAAAGAATAAGTACATGATGTTCCTATTTCTGCTTTGGTATAAAATTTAATAGCACATCCACCAGCACCACCACCTCCAGCAGCAATTTCAGAACCCGTATCGTTATTATCATTACCACCGCCACCGCCACCGCCACCTTGTGCAAATACTTCTGCATAAAGTAAATTTGATGGTACTGTATAAGTTGTGCCGCTTGTTAATATAACTCTGTTAATATCCGAAATATTATCTATCCATGATGGAGGAGCATCTCCATTAGATGCTAATACTTGATTAGATGTTCCGTATGCAGTAACAGAATTACCTGTAGAAAAACCACCATTAGGAGTAATAGATAATCTTCTAATATTATTAGTTCTCAAATCAACATAACCTGCATCTTGAGCAGTAATTCTTAAAGAATCAGTTCCTCTATGAATAAGATCTGTTGTAGTATCAGCACCAGTATTATTACGAATAAATCTTGCACCATAATCACTATAAGTAGCATCACCAACTAAATCTACATAAGCAAAACCATCGCCTGTTCTATTTTTTCCTATTTCTATAGAACGATATTCTGTTGTAGAAGCATTTAAATCTAAATTGCCATTAATAGTTTGGCCAGTAGTAAATGTATTTGCTACATCATTCTTTGTGGTGTCTGCGTCATATGCCTGTACACTCGTGCCAATATCTGAATTTGTTAATATTCCAGAAGGTACAATAATAGTTGATAATGTTGTCATTCTTTATTCCTATTTATTCAGGTTTACTCGGAAATGTTACGTTAAATGGGAAACCTTCTTGAGATGTTATATCTCGTAACTCTTGTCGATATGTTGCCCATACTGTTTTATCTACTGTGCAATCTGGTATTTGAGTCCAATCTGAATCTTTGAGTAATTGATTTCTTTTTGCTCTTACTTCCGTTGCTTCTTGTTGTTCTCTGTCTATAATTTCTTCTGCTGTGTAATCATGAACATCATAAGGCTGTATCCAAGCTCCATTAACTTCTACAGGTATACCTTTTATTATATATTGTGTTGCATTGTTGTATGTAGGTTTTTCAGCTACTGTGCATGGGTATACATTGTATTCTGCTAAAGTTTCTAACGGAATCTCTTTAGGAAAAGAGACATTTGGGTTATCTTGACGAAGTTGACCTATTGTATATGTTTTAGGTCCATCGTTTGTAATTTTAATAAACATTTAATTTCCTTATAGTGTTCCAAAAGTTGATACATCAAAAGCCGCATCTTCAGCCCAGTATCTAATTTCATTTATAGTACCACTAAAGCTACTCATATACCCAGTTCCAAGGTCTGCTGCATTAGTATTAACTTCACCATACCCTTTACCTGCAGTACCATATATATTACTACCTGGAGATGAAGGCGTGTCTGTAGCTAATTCTATTAATTCATTAACACTTCCCTGACCACCTACTTGAACGTAAGCTTTTGCTGTTGTAGTTGAAACATCAACTGTAAAATAATAAGTGCAAAATGTTCCAGTATAGGCAGATATATCTACTTCAAAAAACGCTGTTAATGTATCATCAATGCTTTCCCAAGCTGTACTCCCATCATATGCTCTAAATCTTAAAGTGTTACTATCAACACCGATAGATAATCCAGTGCCAGTTCCTCCTAAATCTATTAATATACCGTTATTTGACCCAACAGTTAAATCTATAGCAATTAAAGTGTCATATGGATTTGCAACGCCGCCCGCTGTTGAACTTGGAATAGTTGTTATGGTGAAATCAGGTGTTCCAAAGTCTGCTTCATAATTTTTAGGACTATTAGCCACTACAGCTGCTCTTAATCCATGTGCTAATATACTCATTAGCTTAAGTCTCCAACATAAGCAGCATAGGTTACTCCAGCTACTTTCCATAATTCTACTACTGTATAACCTGTTGTCGCTAGTGTAGGAGCAGAACCACCAATCCATTGGTCTACTAGAGATGTCCATGTAATGGTGTAAGCAGAGCCATCATCAATCATTAATGTTACGCTTTGACCTGCAGCTAAACTATCTGTTGGTGTTGAGTTGCCAGACAATGTCCATGTCTGTATATTGCCACTGTTTGCTGAAATAGCAGGGGTTGTTCCTGTCACTGCGACTACTGTCTCAAGGAATGATGTAGCACGAGTAATACCTGATACATCTAGTTTATAAGTAGGACTCGCAGTACCAATACCTACTCTGTTATTAGTAGAATCTACATAGAGTGTATCTGTGTCTACAGTGAGGTCAGCATTAATAGTTTGGTTAGCAGTGAATGTATTAGCAACATCATTCTTTGTTGTATCTGCATCATATGCTTGGACTGTAATTCCTATGTCAGCTGATGTAAGTGCGACTGTACCCGACCCAATAGCTAGAGCGTAAACTTGCCATGTAGTACCGTCATATAAAAACTGTATACTAATACCCTCTACATCACATGTTAAATCTTCAGCAGCCCCAACGATTGTAGAACCATTTCTAGCTACGGTTAAATTATTAGTAGACCAATCGTCCCCATCAACTATAATTACTTGGTTACCTGTTGAAGGAGATGCTGGTAAAGTTACTGTAAAAGAACCGCCTGATGTATCCGCTATAACCCCATCATTAACAAGGGCAGTATAGTTTGCTGTTTTTAAAGTATAAGTTATGATGTCTGGAAGAACAACGCTTTTTCCAGCAGGATATGTTACGAATACTTCTTTAGTACCAGAACCAAAATTGACTAAACTTCCAGAATTAGAAGAAGATAAAACAGTATCTCGAGATAAAGTCGTACCTGATGCGGTATAAGTTCCAATGCCTACTTCCCAATCAGCTGCTAAAGCTATAGTATAATAAGTAGTATTGCCATCACCAATAACAGAAAAGTCATCATAGCCAGTTGCGGCTGGACCTAATGTAAATGTTCCGGTACCAGTACTAGTTGATGTAACCTTGACTCTATCTTTTAATACCAACGCCATTATAGCCTCCTAGTTAGGCTATACGAATAATAGCGTTCGATGCGTCTGCTGCTGGGAAAATAATAGAAAAGTCGCCGTTTGTAGAAGTCTTATCACCACCAAATGCTAACACAGCTACAGCAGTATTACTGTTAGTACTGTTATAAATTAACGCACCGTTTGCAGTAATAGTTGCAGAAGACCATGTAGTATCAGAAAAATCTAAGAACGCTGTTGTACTTGATGATGTTGGTACTTGTGAAATGGTTAAAGTGTTTCCGCCCGCTGAATATCCTGTACCTGATACTTCGTTAGTAACTGAATATGCAGTTGTTGTTGAATCTAATGTAGCTGATGAAGTGTACAACGCGATTTTAAATGTATCTGCTGTATTAGCACTTCTTGCTACGTTTGTCGTATTAAAGTTATGGCCCCCACTTAGAAGCTCAACCTTAAATGACGTACACATTGCTTGAGTGATTGCCATAATTATATCTCCAATATTTTAACTAAATCTGAATGTCCTGCGTCTCGCAGTTTATTTGCCAAAGTTGTGCGGTCAGAAGTTACCGCTTGTTTTAGATATTTTACTAGAACTTGTCTAATATGTCCTCTAAATGCTTCTGCTTGTTCCCTAATTAAAGGGTTTGCATCTTTACTTACATACATTATTTTATCTAATGCTCGGTCTGCTAATTCTTCAGGAGTAAACCCCCGTCCAGATGTTGTATTTACTTTAAAATCTATTCCGTCTAATATCATTGTTCTGGGTACCTTATTTGTCCACTGCGATAACTATCGCGTCTATTTTTACCTTCACCTAGTTGTTTTAATAAAGCCATAGCCTCTAAATATCTTTGACTATAATTCTGCATTATATCAGGTTCTTCTTTAAGATATGTAGCTGCTTCCAACAAAGTTCCATACAGTAAAGCACTATCAAAATTATTACCCAACCAAGTAGTGCCAGCTGTAACGATAGACTCAGGGTAATAATAGTAATGAAGCTCAACAGTGTAGTTATCATCTGGTGTAGGACCAAGTATAAACGTGTTGTCATCAAATATTGCATAATATTCTGGCTTTCCATAATAAGCCGCATCTGTATCTGGAAACGACTCCCTAATAAAATTAACATCTTTATTTAACAAATATGTATATTGGTTATCTGAATCAATAACTGCTAAACTAAATGTTGATAGCCAGTCTGTAGGCGTTGATAAATACTTATTACCTGTAGTTGTATTACCTGTCTGGTTGCGTCGTAAATCAGGTAACTGAACTGTATTATAAATACGCTGTTCAGCTTGCTCTATAAAAGTATTTATGTCAGTAGTAGTAAACTGATTTTCTGCATATGAATTTACAGCTGCTACTAATTCTGCGTAAGTCATTATTTATCCTTATGCCATTGGTCCACGAGCTTTAGTGCCTTTTGTTGCAGCACCATTACCACGTGTAACTACACCTTCTGTCTTTACATCTTTTTCTGGGTAACCACAGCAAGAAATATCTTCACTATAGTTTTCTGGTTGCTTATATGTTACCTTAGCGCCTTTTCTATCTTTATTCATAATTATACTCCTAAGTTATTGTTATGGTAACCGTGCCAACCTGTCCGGTACCTTCCAAATCATCTTCAATATCAGGTATTGCTAGTCCATTATTTAAACCAACAGGATTCCACCCATATTGATAATCTCTTTGCTGTGTTAAGTTTAAATCAGGTCTAGGGTCTCTTACTGCTTGAGGGTCCTCTACCGGATACATACCTTGCATGTTTTGTGGGTGGTCTGGTTCCCAACATTCCTTACATACTTTAATCTCAGTATTAGTAGTTTTTATAGTTAACTTTTTTAATTCTTTTAACTTATACTGAAACCCACATCTATCACAATTTCCAATTGCGCGTTTACCAGCTGTAAACTTACTAGCCATGTTAAACCTTTACAAATATTGAGGACGAGGGACTAATCTTAAGTCTGCTTTTTCTCTATCCTCTGTAGAAGCCAATAACCATTGTTCTTCATACTCTTGTTTTAAAAATTGAATTCTATCAAAAGCCTGTGGCAATTTTAAACTTAAATAATACGCTAATCCTGCAACTAAACAAGGTAAGAATCTAAATGGTATATCTTGTGTGTTAACACCATTACCTGCATCTTCCATTCTTCTTAAACGCCAATATTTGAATGTGTATGTATCATTATCTGGAAGAGGCCATACATTAATATTAGGTTGAGCTACTTGTCTATTTATCCAAACTTGTATAGGTCTACCTGTAGAGTTTTTGTTAGGAATCGTAGCATACGTAGGTGCAGAAATACGTGTAATATTAATATCACTTTGTGACTGTCCTGTACCTGTTCTAATTACTTGTTCTAACAAATCTATAGTATCAGCAGGTAGGTTATATGTACCTGTGCCAGAAGTAAGACTTATTGCTCCTTCTTCTATAGTCCATAAATTTACTCCTCGATTTGCCCATTCTGCAGTTAATAAATTTAAACTACGTCTAGCAGTTCTTAAGTCATATCCAGTACGTAGCTCAGCACCGCATCTCTCAAATGCTTCTTCGACTATTTGATTTAAATCTAAGTTAAATGTTACTGTTCCTGAAGTTGCCATTATTTAGTCCTTCTTTTTAAAGGTGCTACTCTTCTTGGTTTACCTTTTGGCTGACCAAGACTTTTCTTTTGTGCTATCCGAGACTTCTTCTCAGCTGATGTCATTTCACCCGAAGTTTTGGGGGTCTCGGTTGACACTCGTTTGCTAGGTCGGCAATACGGAGTACCTCGCGATTCCCCTTTCTGTCTACCGCACGGTTTGCCGGTCCTAACATCTTTCCAATCTTCTTTAAACCAGCGTTTAAGTGCAGCACCTTTAGCTGTCTTTTTAACTGCCATTATTTTCCTTTGTTTTTACGACATTTAGCTATAGCACCTGATGCATATGCGCTAGGGAAAACTTTGTATTGTGCTTTTACTTTTTTGTAACATGCATCTTTAACCGAACCGCCTTTTTTCATAGCAACTGGTTTCATCGCTTTGCCCATACCGCGACACTTCATCATACCATGCGACCCTTTGTTTTACCCTTCATACAGCATCCATCACCTCGGTGTTTTTTAACTTTGCCCCCTTTTTTCATACCTGGTCGAACAGGTGCAGGTTTTGGTGCAGGTCCTCTTGGGTTCATTCCCATACCACCTCGTGTTGGCATTGGTGTTGGCATTGGTGTTGGCATTGGTGTTGGAGCAGGTTTTGGTGCAGGTCCTCTTGGATTCATTCCCATACCACCTCGTGTTGGCATTGGTGTTGGTGCAGGTCTACCTTCAAACGCACTGCCGGTTCTTCTTGGTACGGGTGTTCCCGCTGTGCCTACTCGTGTTGGCATTGGTCTTGTCATGCCTGGTCTTGTTGGTCTTCTTCTCATAATATACTCCTTAAACCATTCGTCCTTTAGTTTTACCTCGAACAGCACAGCCATCACGCTTAACCATGCCACCTTTTTTATAAGATTTAGAACTACATGAACCGCCTTTTTTATAATTGTTCTTAGTCATGCCCATACCAATCTTACCACCTTTCTTTTTCATAACAGCAGCAGGATTTCCTTTTTTAGGAGCAGGTTTAACAGTTCTAGTTCTTTCAGGAGATGGGGCCCCTGCAATACTTAATCCTGCTTTTAGTAGAGCATTATTAACAGCCTTTTGCTTATCTGATTCTGTTAATTCTTCGTTAGGACCAAACGTCTCCATGTCTTCAGTAAGAATTTTTTTCATACGTTCTTTTTTAGCCACGTCCTTAATACGTTTTTTCTCGTCTTCAGGTTTAATTACTTTTTTGTTTTTGTCGCCCATTATTTTCTCCTTTTGGACTTAGGTTTTTTTGTAAATTCTTTTCCTACTTTTGTAGGAACGCCAACTTTCTTAGCAAACTTAGGATTGTTTGCTATAGCTTGCATAAAGCGTTCTTGCTTTTTACTCTTTGCTGGCATTTTCTTTCCTTCTTTTTACCCATGTTTGAACTGTTTTAGTTTCGTAAATACGAATACCTGTCCAAACGATTGTAAATATTGCAGCAACTTCCGGTAACCATTGCAGGACAGAGCCTACGGCAGTAAATATAGAAGCTGCATCTATTGCGTGCTTTGTTGGT